TTTAATAGCCATGTTGCAGCAGTATCAGGGTCAGTACCGTTATAAACGATAATTTCACCCATATTTGTAACAAATACAGCGTAATCGTCTACACCTTCACCTGCGTCAATAGTCCAAGTACCCATTGCTTGCAAATAACCGCCCATACGAGCAACTGAAGCAAAATCTAGGGGACTTGCAGCACCGCCAATAGCATCCACATCAAGATACCAACATTTCATCGTGTCTTTTTGTGTGAAATATAAGCGGTTTTTAAACAAATTGACGTTAATAAACGTATTTGAATTAACTCCTGTGATACCAATAACGGTGTAACTACCCATTGTTGTAGCATCTCCACTAGGAGCAGAAGCCATTGTGTAAGTAAATGTCGTACTTCCTGTGACAGTAATCACATAAGTACCGTTAAATTCTGTAGGATCAGCACCTGAGATAGTAACTCTGTTACCTGTAATCAAGCCATGAGCAGATGCAGTTGTAAGAGTAGCTGTTAAATTGCCTGTACCACCTCTAGTAATGGTAGAAATGGTCTGAGCAGTAGATGTTGTGGCTATCTTAAACCAACGTGTGCCGTCATAAACCATTGTAGGGTCAGCACCATTACAAGCAACTAAGAAACTACCGCCTACTGTAGAAATATTGACGTGTTGAAATTTACTATTAGTTAGCCCTGTAAATACGCTTGTTGCAGCTCCTACTGACGTAGAGTTATAAATAACCCCATTGGCAACAGAAAACAAGGTTTGACCTGTAGGAGCAGCATAGTTCATTAAAGACTCAACAGCTCCTGTAATACCTGTGGATTGCTGTGAATATCCTCTACGCAACAAAATATCCGATGGAGTTGGATACCAATTAATCATTTGAACTGCATCAGTAGGTGACATAGCACCTAGCGAATCTCTAGCGTTCCATCCACCAATAGGAGATGGAATTGAGGCAGTTACCGCTTTACGTTGTTGAGCGACTCTTGCCATAATTAGCTGCCGTACCCAGTATCAGGAATATTAGCGTAGCCAATAAGTACCTTGCTAGGCTGTGGAGCAAATGACAAGTTAGGGCTTCCCTTATCTTCAGCTTTAGCAACGCTTAGATAACGGTTATAGTCTTGCAACAATGATGTTGTATCAAAGTTCTTAATTTGGAAGAATTTAAGTTTTGTACCTAAAACCATAATACGGTCAGGGAACAAACAAGTGTCTGAATCAGATGTAAAACTGTTTTTAGGTGTACCTGTAGAGCTTTGCACCCATGCTTGAGTACGGTATTCAAAACCTAAATACTCCTGCGTATTCATAGGTGGCCATGTTTGGAAATATTCGCCTAAGATTCTCCAGCGAATACGTGGGCCTGTTGAAATATAACCAGACTTTAACCATTGCCATTGTTGAGCATCTTCAGGGCCTAACATTTCCCAATGCTTAGATTTATCCCATTGAGTTCTGTCTGCAATAGTGTGGTAATCAGGGGGTAAATCGTATTGTGTTTTGCTAAATAGTACGCTTTGGTCTGTTTGAGCTACTGAACATTGCTGATTAACTAGGACTGTTCCTGCGTTTTTATCAATAGAAACCACATAAGTATCTTGCGGAAACGCATTACCTGTAACCATGTAGGTTGAGTCAATGTCAGTACCGTCTTGTGCCGTAAAGTCTTGAACATTCGTAATCAAGTAGCCATTAGCAGAACAAGAACCTGTGGTATTGACGTATTGCGTGTAAAAGCGAAATTCCTTTTGCAACGCTCTCCAATCGTAATCAAACGTCAGTTCGTATCCAACAGCGTTCATTAACGCATAAAGTTGAATAACCTCTTGGTTTGTATTACCAGCAACGGAGTTAGGCGCAGCAAGGCCTAATTCATTACTTACTTGTTGAACTAATTGCAAAAGGTTTGATGACATATTATTCCTCTACTTCGACTTTTGGTTTACGCCCTTTAGGCTTCTTTTCACCAACTGCCGCAAGTATATTAGCCATTTGCTCTTGCATAGCGGCTAACTTCGCATCAGTTTCTGCCTTAATTTTAGCATTTTCTTCACGTAAAGTGGCAAGTTCTTCTTCACGTTTAGAATCTTCTGCCAAACCTTTGGCTTTATTGAGGAAAAGACGAGCTTTATCTCTAAATGTATGGGGTGACATTCCTGCCATCATGCCAATACGCTGTAATTGAGCATCAGAAGCATCCGCAATGTTTTCAACGGTATAGAACTTAATGGCTCGCAATTCTTCAGCTTGAGCTGTGGTAATAATAGGCCACTCAATCAATGGAGTACCTGAAATCATCTGTTCATTACCTTGTTTATTCTGAAAATGCGCCCATTGCATAGGGAATTCGTTCTTGTCTGATTCGTACATTGGGCGATCAATAATGTTTAAATTATCGCCTGGCACCATCTTTTTAATGTAAATAATGTCATCAAAAATTGGTCTGCCTGCTTGCTCAGACTTAAAAGCATTTTGCTTTGATTTTTTGTGGAAATATACCGCTAAACGTCCGTTAGGATTTTGGATATCTGATTCAATTGCCATTTTTAATTCTCCAAGTAGTTGGGTTATTAAATTTAAGAAAAAGGAGCTACCCTTTTGAGATAGCTCCCCGTTTTACTACATTTTCTGTTGATTAAACAGAAGTTGCTACGAAGAATGCGTAGTCACCTGAAGCTGCGCCACCAGGGATAGATGTATAAGTACCACCTGTCGCTGCTGTTGCAACAAAAGTAGACGCATCGATAGAGCAAGCTACTGCTGAACCAATTGCTGCACCTGCTTTAGCAAGAACTGCACGCTTACCATTGCTAGTAAACACTTGTAAACCTAAAGGCCCGATAGTAGGTGTTGCTGTACCAGCAGAGTTAGGGTTAGTTGTAACAACGGTATTAAGATTAATACCAGATGTTGGGGTTACTGAATAAATTGTCATGATAAATTTTCCTTTTCTGTATCTATCAATTAGTCTTTCAACACGCCTTGCAAGAAGCTATTGCTTGTTGTCAAGTTACCAGCCCAGCCGTATAACTTAACGATAGCGTCTTGGTTAATCGCTTGACGTTCGCCACCGATAGGTACGAAGTTACGATCTTTGTGTGGACGGAAGAAGATGTAGTTAGTGTTCAAGAACCACATATGATTTGTAGTTGCTTGTGAACCATAACCGCCACCCAATACTACGTCTGCAGATGTACCACCACCGTAGAACTTCAATGAAGCGAAACCTGCAGCTGCAGACTCTTCAGAAGTGATACGTTGGATAGCTTGCAATGACTGAACATAGAATGAATAGTAGTTATTGTCAGCAATAATCAAATCAGCCTTGTCTGTACCACGAACTAATTGGATAGCCAAGTCAGTCATGTACTTAAGGATGTTGTCTTTAGTTACTGAACCACCTGATGAAGATGCGTCAAGAACTTTAGACTGCCAGAAAGTCCATGTTGCACGATCGATACCACCGTATGTACCAGTAGTCGGATCATCAGGTACAGCGGCTGCTAGACCAGTGATGTTCTTACCACCGTTACCAGTACCGTCAAGATACAAGTCACCAGAGATACGGTTTAACAAACGAGCTTCAGAAACTTGCATACGACCATCTAACAAGTCGATGATTTGTTCTTTACCAGCGTTTTGCAACATTTCAAGACCTGACATAGTCACAGCGTCAGCGTACTGAGTAATTGAATACTGAGCAGCAGAAATTGGGCTGTCTGGTTGAATGTTCAATACTTCGTAACCGCTATATGAGTTAGCGTTATTAGTATTTGGGTCGTTGTACATGATTTCTTCAAGAATTACGTTACCGCCTGAGAAAGGACGTACGTTACCCTTTTGTTGAAGACGCTGTAAAAGTGCGTTGTTTTGTGTTAAGTTGTCTGCCAATTCACCGCTACGACTTTGGATAGTGGTAGCGATAATATCGGTAATTGCGCTATTTGCGAATGCCATGATATTTCCTTTTTAAATAAAATTAAACACGATTACTCAAAGCAGAGCCTAATTGCTCCTCAATAAGTGACCGCCTGTCTTTTTTATCTGAAGCCGCTACCAAGCCGTTAGGAGTAACTGATCTTGGACTTACTGCTTTAGCCTTAGCTTTAGCTACTTGCTGTTGCTTACTAGATTGCGCTTTAGCCTGGGCAAGAAGGCGTTCCTGCTCTTTAGACCAAACATCATCTTGTAAGCGCACAGCTTTTGCATAAGCCGTTTCGAGGTCGTTAGCTAAACCTTGCTCAAGGAGTTGAGCCATAGTTTCTCTGACCTCATCAAAATGCGGAAACTCCGCACTCTGTCTTACTCTTTCAATTTCACCAACTAATCGAGCTTGTTCTTCCTGCTCATATCGGCTCTTAATCGTGCTAACTTCTTGATTTACTTGCTGAAGTTGTTGCATCAATTGAGCTGTATAAGGGTCTTGCTGTCTTAATTGCTGATTTTCACCTAATTGTATTCCATAATCTTGTGCAAGTTTATGAAACATTTGAATTTTTTGCTCTGGTGTGCCTTGAGCTAACACCATGTGCGCTCTACCCAAGTTATTAATAAACTGAGCAGGATGGATATTGTTACGTTGCAATTCAGGCATAAATGGCTCTACAGCTTGAATTAACTGACGTGCATTGTCAGCTTCAGTTCTGTAAGTAGATACGCCTTTTTTGTATTCAGCTTCACGCTGATTTGAATACTCTGCTAATTTGATAGCTTCATCAGGAGTTAATTGCTCTCCAGCAGTAAGCTTATCCCAAATTGGGAGGTACTCTTTTTTCCATGTAGTAGGACGATTTAAAGCTGGCTTTACCTCAACGGCAGGTTTTTCCTCAACTTCTTCATGAGTTTCATCTTCACTAGCAGCAACAGGTGTTTCCGCTTCTTCTTTAGCAACAAACTGTCCTTTTTCGTTTCGTAATGGTTCGTCATTTGCTATTTCATCCTCTACAGGTAATTCTGCAGGCGCATCCACAGGAGCTTCTAGCTCATTGTTTTCTGATGCTTCTAGGGCTGATTCGATAAGTTCTCTGCGGTCTTGTGCCATTTTTCTCTCCAAGTAATCGGATTATTTATAACGTAGTTTTTCGTATGCAACTTCGGCAATAGCTCGCTTACGTTGCTCTTGAGATTTCCTGCTAATTTCGATGTTTTTTACATTTGTAGGCACATCGTTGCCTAATTCCACCAT